GCCTCGCATATCATCAAAAACGGCGTAGTCCATTGACTCAGCCTTCAACAACTCAGCTCCTGAAATGAGGCCTACCGTATAAATGTGGGCCCCCAAGGATCTCGCCCATAAGGTCTTGCCGCATCTCGAGGGTCCATACACAACAAGTCCAAGGGGTCTTGTTCCTAAAAATAGAACATACGTCAGCTTACATAAGCAACAATGAAAGACTAACCCTTCGAAGGAACTCAAGAATGTATGAAGCCTGGGAGGATCGTGGGGGGGCAGAGGCTTTAGCCTCGAACCGTCCCCCCCACATCCGGCGGGGACCGCCAACACTCACCTCTTGGAGCACCCAAATTCTGTGTTGCCCATCCAACCAAGTCAGATATTGCTCCAGATGTAAATTCGAGCCCGGCTGGGCTGACGTACGGCTCAGGCGCTGGAGCGTAAGCGTAGTCTCCGTATGCCCGTAGTGCTGGATAGCTCTTGCAAAGTGCTTCTGGATCCAACTCCCGAACACGACCGAGAAACTCGTCCATATCGTCTGCGTCCACGATGTCATGCCACATGTGGCTAGTCTTACTAGCTCTTGCTCGGCCCGGCCTGTCGAGTAAACCCCCGGCGATGACGCACCCCTCCTTGATGACATAATCCCAAGCCGCTCCTGGATCCCGGATATTTCCGACAATGTTCGGGTGGCGACCTCCGACATCAAAAACATCGGGTCTTCTGCATCGAAATTGCCGTTCCCAGTGTACGAACACGTGAAGATGACGGCCTCCATCAGCGTGTGCTTCTTCTCCGACGATGCACTCTCCTGCAAGGCCTGAAATGTGTGAACAAACATCAAACCCACTGAGATCTCCGCATTGTGCATAGGTAAGGAGGGCATATCGGCCTTGGAATCTGAAGGTCATGTGATGGGTGGGTTGGAAGCTGTGGGTTCGACAAAACTAATATTACTGTCGAACCCAAACCCACCCCCCGACTATAAATACAGCAGGTCCCCCGACATCGGGCCCTAACAAAATGACACGTCATCACCGATCCTGCAAAGTGGCGCACGATCCCAACAAAGTCCCCTGCTTCGATGGTTACCCGTGGCCGTACAATGCGCGCAAGGCGCAAAACTCGGCGCACAACTCGCCGTCGCTACACCGTCAAGACGCGACGGTCGGCCAAGAGAACGATGAGGCCAACGAACAAAAAGCGGATCCTCAACATAACGAGCCGCAAAAAGCGTGATGCCATGCTTACTTGGTCGAACACCCAGACCACTGGTGAATTGCAACCGAACGGACCAGTCGCCGGCCCCGCTTACGTTTCCGGTCAAAACCCCTTCACCGTTTTTATTTGGGACGCCACCGCCCGTCGCATGACCCAAGCTGGTGGTGGCTCAGCTACTATTGTTCAGGAGGCAATGCGCACGTCCCCAACCTGTTACATGCGCGGCCTCAGTGAGCATCTCCGCATCCAGACAAACTCGCCCGCCCCCTGGATTTGGCGCAGAATCTGTTTTAAGACCAAGGACGATCGATTCATCGCAGCTGACCCTGGTGATACCGCTTCCGGCCCCCAACGCTACGTCTCCTTTTACGAAAACACTGTTGTTGGATACACACGTCAGTTCTACCAGCTCTCTGGTAACGGTGGAACCAATAGAACCACCGCCACCTACAACAACATCCTTGATGTGCTATTTAAGGGTGCACAAGGTATTGACTTTGTGGACTTCACCCTTGCACATGTGGATACCCGTAGGGTTGACCTTGCATACGACAAGGTTACCAAGCTCGCTTCAGGAAACGACTCCGGCGTATTACGCGAATTCAAACGATGGCACCCAATGAACAAAAATCTTGTTTACGACGATGACGAACAAGGCGAGATCGAAGTCTCGTCTGCATACTCCGTCAACGACAAACGAGGAATGGGAAACTACATGGTAATGGATATCTTTGCTCCCGGTCTTGGAGCTACGGACAACGACAAATTGGCAATCAGTTCGAACGCCAGCTTGTACTGGCATGAGAAATAAATAGATTGCTGCCTAGAAAAGTGGAGTAGCCACTTCAATGAAAACTGCGTTACTCTCAAACCATGATACATCACTCGGATCCATCTCCAATCGCGGATCAGTATTAGCGAGCCAGATGCTTGGCTTGCCCCACTTGACCAACTTGGGATCCCTGTACAAAACCTTGACAGTGACGTGCGCCTGTGCCCCAAACCACTCCTTGAATGCAGGGAAGAACTTGATTCCGCCTCGCATATCATCAAAAACGGCGTAGTCCATTGACTCAGCCTTCAACAACTCAGCTCCTGAAATGAGGCCTACCGTATAAATGTGGGCCCCCAAGGATCTCGCCCATAAGGTCTTGCCG